GTCCAGGGTGAAATAACTTTCCGGAACGGTTTCTCCTTTTTTCAGAATGAGAAAATCTTCGTCAAAATCACCGGCGGCTATTTTCCTCAAAATTCCGTATTTCCCTGGAACTATATCAATTTGTCCGTCCAAAATTTTTCTTAGTTTCTCTAAATATTCACGGACCGGTTCTATTTCATAAACTCCGGTATCAATAATATAAAAATGTTCAAATCCTTTATATAATTTTCTTAAAAATGCCTTTCCTTCTTCTTCACCCTTGCTTCTAATTACTTTGTCCACATCAATGGAAGAACGTTTACTGTATTCCGCCCAACTTTCCGTGAAAAAGACACCATGCTTAGGACGTTTAATATCTTTCATATTATCCCCGGATAAAAGTATATCAAGACAGTCTCTCGTCCGCGGCAGGACCAGTTCCGTATGGGTAGCTCTGAGGCCTATCGTTCCGCCGCCGCAACCGGAGGGGCAGATGATAACCCGGTCCGCATACAATACGCTGTCTATTTTTTCTTGAAGATAGCTCTTCAGATGCACCGGGCTTTTGTGGAGTTCATCAGGCAAAAGGTAAAGAACCGCCCTACTTTGCGCTTCTTTTAAAGCATGGATCAATTCTTTTTGAAGGGTGGGACAAGCAAAAATAATCGTTCCGGCCATAGCAATTCTCCTTTTTTTCTTTTTCTCAATTATATCCTTTTTTACACAAATAAAAACAGACAGTCCTTTTCCGGTACTGTCTGTTTTTGGTGACCCAGGCATATGCTGTAGCAGTGCCACTTATCTTACAATTCACACTTCCCATAGCGCTGATAAGAAAAGCGGTTTAGCTTGCGCGATTCTCCCGGCTGTGGTATATTTAAATCAAATAATTCATGAGGAATTATTAAAATTGTAATTCCCTAATATTTCTCGCTAAGGTATAATCGGAATTACAGGGAAAAGGACGGTGTAAACCGTCCTTTTTTTCGTTGCAAAAAATATATAAAAATATTAAAAAAATGACTTGACTCACCGCACAATGAGAGGTATGATGTATACAAGAAAAGGGGAGTAACCCCTGAGTTAGCGAGAAATAGGAGGAAAACAAAATGAAAAAAGTAGAAATGAAAGACCTGAAAATCACTCAAGAGGCATATCTGAATGGTTACAATGAAATCCAGGAAGCGAATGAGTACAAGGGAATTGCCGTAGACCAAGCCGGCAATGAATATGAAATCACATGGCTCGAATTAGAAGATTTCGACCCGGAGTGCGGCGACGAAAGTCAGGCCTGTGACTGGGATAATCCGTATAGCATTGAAAAATTATAATTGGGAGAGCGAGTAAAATGAAAAGAAATGTAATCGTCTACACAACCTACGAAATGAGCGAAGAAAGCATGAATGAAATGAGAAAGATTTATCCAAACGAGGAATTGGAATTCGCACTCTATCCGATATTGGTGAGCCGGGACAACGGACTCGATAATCCGATTAATACTGGATTTGTAAAAATGGAGGATGCCGTTGCCTTCTTCGAATCGGAAAAAGAAAATCTCTGGTCCGAAAAACTATCAATTATTGAAAACCGAACCATTGTAAAAGAAGCGGTCGGGAAGTACTACGATTCCCATGCCGACGATTACGACTTGTGAGGAGAAATCATGACATTCCGGGAGCAATTAAAAAAGGAACGAGCTCGGTTAGAAATAACGCAGGCGCAGTTATCCGATGTCTTGGGCGTTCCCAAGCGAACAATCGAAAGTTGGGAAATGGGAGACCGGAGGCCTCCCGACTATGTCCAGCGATTGATCCTTTCCAAATTAAAAGAGCTGGCGGTTTGACCCGCCAGTTTCTTTTTTTTGATTTTGCGACCTTCTTTTTCATGTCATCTCGCTGCCAATATTACCAGCCCGGTGCTGATTAAAATCCACATATTTCGCTGCCGTGTTTTAATTCTGATTTTCCTTTCCGCCTCTCGCTCGTACTGCTTTAAGGATATTTCTGCACTCTGCAATGATTGTTTCATTCTCTCGTTCTGTATCTGCGATTTCTTGATTAAATCGTTTGCTATCTGTAATTCTTTCTCTGCTTGTTCCAGTTGCTCTTTCTGCTTCACTAAGAGTTTTTGATTGCTCTTGTTGTTCCTGTCGAGCGTTTCCAAGTTCTGTTCTAAGCGGTTGAGTTCGCTCTCGTAAATCGTGTACGCTCGTTCTGCCTGAACAAAGGAAAAACACGGCAGTGATAAAAACAGCGACAAACACAAGCATAAAAATATCTTCTTTTTTACCATTCATTTTTCCCTCGTTTAATATTTATCAACCATTCTGTTTATACCACTCCGCTTTTCCTCGAATGAGATCTCCTCCCGGCACCAATATTTCATTATTGCCATAATCAGGCAGATAAAGAAGATCCCACCGTATATCAGAATTACCGCTTGTAATACCGTAGCCGTCTATTTCTGCAATTTCCGCATGAGTGTAAACATCACCGGCAGTCAGGCCAAGTATTTCTTCCGCCTTTGCCACAAGTATGGCCATAGCTTCTATTTGTGCTTCCGTCGGCGGTTCGTCCCCTAAATCAATTCCATCGGGCGAATCATAATAGCAAACCGCGTCTTTGCAGCAAGCCATTGCAATACCGATTGACCGGCTATTTCTCCGCCACGTGTGAGCAAGCCGTTCTGTAAAATCCTCATGCAATGCGTGATACTCTCCGTCGCGATCTATTACAACTGTATAATCCGGTAAATTAACTACATCACCATCACAACCGGTCCAGTGAAGATATATTCTGTCAATTCCGCCTGCTGCCTCTTGCAGCAGTTTTTCAATTTCATTCAGTGTCATTTTTGTCTCCGTTTAATCAAATCAATTAATCCATGTACGCTTGAAACCCCCGAAGCATCAAGATTTTCAATAATAGAGAGTAATTCTGTCACGGCTAAATATCCTATAGCAAGTCCCATGAACTCTCCGGATTTCCCGCACGTAACCAGTATTTTGTCAACGGCTCCGCCGCCAATGGCCAGCAAGATATAAACTCCCATTTTCCCCGCAAATTGGGTTTTCATCGCATTTGAGTTAATTATTCCTACTCTGTGTGCCGCCGGTATTCCGCGTACGGCGTCAAGGAACTGTATGTCTTTTTCGCCTTGATTCTGAATATATTCGTAACTTAGGGCAACCCACTTCGTGAACAAATCCAAGAACACAATAAATGTGAATAGAGAAAATAATTGAGCGTGCATTTGCACCACTAAAAAAACTCCCGAAAGCGGAAGTTTAATTTCCCAATGTGCAATCAATTTTTCAATTGCTTTTTCTGCATAATTCAATAAATTTTGAAAATCCATTATTTCCCCTTTCTTTACGGTTTCTTTTTCGTTTCTTTTGCTTTTATGGGTTTGCTCCGGATACATTTATCATTGGTGCATAATCCCGTTTTCTTATCCATCTTCCTGTGACACAAAAAACATCTGTCCATTATATTGTCCCTCTCTTTCCTGTATATTCAGCAACTAATGTTTCTCTTTCGGCTTTCAGGTCATTGTAATAATAGTTATCTTCAATGGCCTTTGCCCTCGCCATTTCGTTCTCGATAGCACTGATTTTTTCTGCGTATTTGCTGTCAAGTGCTGCCAGTTCCGATTCTCTCTTCTCTTCTTCTGTCGGTTCGGGACGCTTGCTGTATTTCCCGCCAATGTATAGCAAGTCGCCTTTCATCGCTTCGTTATATTCCGATTCTGTCTGTAGCACGCTGACATCATCGGGATATTCTTTTTTTGCCCGTTCTTTTAGCTCTTCTGCCGTTTCGCCGTGAACGCCTGTCACAAAAGACGTGATTCGTTCTCCTTTACTTGAATAAATCGACAAGTACTGCATGTTTTCTCCTTTATATTAAAATAACCTCCATAGGAGGTGTAAAATGAAAAACCCAAATGGATATGGCTGTATTAAAAAATTATCCGGCAATAGGAGACGCCCGTATGCTTTCGTAATTACAGAGAATGGAACACGAAAGGTCATCGGTTATTTCTCTACTCAAGTAGAGGCTCTGATATTTCAGACTGATTACAATAAAACTCATAATAAACCTCGATTAACCGATAATAAAATGACATTCTCTGAACTGTACCATAGATGGCTGCCGTCGCATGTTGCCCATACAGAACCCTCAAAATCTACCATTGACGGTTACCACTCGGCTTATTCTCACTGCAAGAAATTATTTGATATGGACATTACCAAAATCAAATATAAGCACGTGCAAGCCGTCATAGATGATATGAGCGGTCTTTCCTATTCATCAAAAAAGAAAGTCCGCTCGCTTATCTCCCTGCTATTCACCTATGCTAATCAAATGGAATACTGCTCCCGCTCGTTCTCCCGTCTTATCAGTATTGGAAAGAACAAGCCTGTTTGCCCTCATCACGCTTTTACCACTCACAAAATCAACCGGTTATGGAAACATGCTGACAAAAAATCTGTGCAGATAGTTCTTATTCTGATTTATACCGGTATGCGAAATATCGAACTTCGGTACTTGAAAAGCACAGATGTCAACCGGAAGCAGAAATTTATCCGGATAACAAAGTCCAAAACCGAGTCGGGGATCCGTATTATACCAATTCATAACCGCATACTTCCTCTGATAGAAAACCTGCTGCAAGATGAAACCGTCTATTTGCTGTCCGATAAGCCTCTGTCATATGCGAAATTTCGAGCAATATGGAATCATGCCATGAAATTAATCAACGGCCGCCACACTCCTCACGATTCCCGCCACACTTGTGCCACATTGCTTGACGCCGCTGAAATTAACGATAATGCGAGAAAATTAATACTCGGACATAGTCGCGGAGATGTCACTAATGGAATTTATACGCATAAAACTTTGCGGCAACTCAGAAACGCTATCAATAAAATCTGATACCAACGCGCTACCATTATCGTCTGTACATGTAGGCAGAATACACGCTTTCATCGCTTCCCTTGTGTTCCCTTTTTGCTACTCGTAAAAAGTAGAAATTTTGATATAAAACGAATTAAAAATTACAGAATCTGTAAAATTACCGGCGGTATCTTATATTTGCCGGACTAAAGCAGAATAAATTTTTACATATACAAGGGGGAAAGGCAATTAATAGTTTTACCTATCCGATTTCCTGCACTCCGATTAGCGCATGGCTCACTAAAAACAACTGGGGGTGGGCAGATAATCCATATATTGAAACATTAACAAATAATCAAGTCACATGGAAACTGGCCAATGATCATAATTATATTATCGATAACGTAAACTGTTTCGTTGTAGTTATCGGATTTTAAACAAGTGGTGGGAAGAGTCCAAAAACACGAAAACATCTTTCGATTGCCTTTCCGATAACGACGACGGGTGCTATTGGCTTGCTATAGGAATTTAGCATCCGATTACCACAATAAAAGAATCTATTTTTAAAATATTATCGGATTGGTCAGTATAATCCCATGTCACTTCTGTATTTGTTACAGATTGAATTCTTGGAGTATAAGCCCAGTGAAATCCGATTTTCTGGACATGGACTGACAGAACGACTGACATTTTGACTGGATAAGTAAAGCTAGAGTTTTTCGGGTCTCCGAGTCTTTTTCCCCCTTGTTTAATAGCCTACCACTAACCATGTTCTGCCTCCCCAATCGCTCCAAATGCTTGCTTTTTCTTTTGAGACATTCCATATTTCAAGCGCGGGATACCAACATTGTCGCTGTCCATTGTTATGGACAATCCCCTGCACAGATAAAACCGCGTTCGGGAAAGCTATCGGAAAGTGAAATTCGTTACCGCCAACATTTAATCCCCCTTGTATAATTAGCGGAATTTTCCCGTTAAGTTTCACCCACCACGCGTCGGGATTGGATACGTTGCCTGAAATATCATCGGAATCTAGAAACTTAACAAACGGAATATCATTTATTTTAATTGCCCTGTTCCCACTTCTATGAAAGAGTTTACCAGTAGGTTGTTCTATCCAGAACTGGCAGCTTTCGCTACTACTATCCATACTTACAGGGAAATTGATTAATTGTCCCCAAGGTGTAGGTTGATTATCTATTTGACCACCACCTGAAAAGTAGCGAGTAAAAATTCCAAGGTTGTTAAGTTCGATATTTGTTTTTGGAATTGTTGTTTTGTTGTGCCTGTGCAAATAATTATATAGTGCTTCGTTTCCTGCCAATGCATTGGCAGTCCCGACGGTGATATCCGCCAAGCTGTTTTTACCTGTTCCGCCGTGACTGACGGGCAGTATCCCCTTAACGCCTGCCGATACCGCTTTTCCCGTGTCATTGATTTTAGCCGTAGAATCACTTGCCAAGTTGGTAATTATCGTTTTCCCGAGCATGGCAGGAGTTACAATTTTCGTCGCATTAACGCCTGCCGTGACCTCTCCCTGCGTTGCATAGTCAATTGTTCTATAGACAATGGAATAAGTGACCGTACCGTCCGCAAGCGTGTTTCCTGCTCCGCTCCATACAGGCTCGCCTGCCGAGGTTGTTCCTGCTCTAATGACTTTCGCAACAGTATTGGCCACCATGTTCGGACTGGTCACTATCTGCCCGATTGTATACTTCGTTTCAGGTTGCCATAAGTTAGTGGCTACAAGGTCACTTAGAATCTTGTGATGATTCCTGACGAATTCTTGATATTGCTGTTCGGTTGTGCCTTTGTCGGGATTTTCCGCGTCGGGATAATCAAGCATGCCCTGTAATGATTGTAATTTTTCAATTTCTGCCATGTTTTCCTCTCCTTAAATTGTTTCATTAATGAATCCTTGCCATGTGATGTCTACTGTTCCCGCGGTCTGATTCCCGTTTTCGTCAATCAACGCTACTTTACAAGGCGTTCTGCTTATGATTTTCGGATAACGTTTCACATTCCCGCTCTGAACGGAATCGATATGTACCGCCGTTGTTTCGTAATGCGGAGTGGTAATCGGTAATTCGATACCGCCTATCGGAATTCGCAAGTCCTCGAAATGTTCCTGCCTATCGGGAACGTCGATATAAGCATGTAGGCTCTTGATAATTGTTTCTTGCACACTTGAGTTTTTCGCCACAATGCGGATTTGTATTTTACCGCCTGCTTTGACGTATACCTTGTCTGACCACTGTTTCCACAACTCAGGCATGCCATTTTTCAGCAATTGTCGGTAATAGACAATAGCAGGACCGCTGATTTCAGTCGTTAGCCAAAACTGACCCGAGGCGGGAGCGATAAATTCGCCGATTGCCTCGTAAGAGGCGAACGAGGTATCCCACATCATGGATTTCGGCTTATCCCACATCTTTCTTCCTTTTTCGTGCCACATCCACGCCAAGTTCTTTGCATGAATGTTTCCGTCAGACATCACGATTCCCGAGTGATTCATTTCTGCAAAATTGTTTGCCCCAAAATCTTTCTCGAATAGCACGTTCTCTTGGAGCAAGTCGCCCATTTCCAACAGACAATGCGCGAATTTCTTCGATTCGTTCCCGTTGAAATCGACGGCTTTAATCATTATCGCGTGAGTGCCTTGACGTACTGTCTGCGTTTCGTATGGCTGTACCGTAACAAGTCCCTCTTGCACAGGGATTCCTGTTTCCCAGTTAATCTCTTTGCCCTGCGTGTATTTCAAAATAAATCCTGCGACGTCGTTCGGCTCGGGATATGTATATTTCCACCAGTACCGTCTTATCGAACTCGACATTTTCTCTACATTAAGGACTTCAACGTCCGGCGGAGGAATCTGTACTGACTTCGGCTTGTAAGAGTAAGCCTGCACATCCGCGAGGCTTTGCTCCATACCGCCGAATATATTGAATGAAGTGAATTTGAAATATACGGTCTTTCCGATGTATTTGTTGGCAAGCCCTGACCTTAGGAGTGTTTCATCACAACGGACAATTCTATCGCCTGTTTCATGATTCATCGGTTCACTCCCGAATTGCCCTCGTATCAGTCCTGACAATTTCCAGTGGCCATTACTTAGCAGTTCTGTCGTCTGATACGACAAGGCTTCTTCTCCTACGCACATGACTGTGTTTCCATTCTCTGCGGTTTCTCTGTCTACCGATAAAAATTCGCCTTGCCCAAGCTCCATTTCAAGTTCTGTATCGGTTGCCAGTAAGGGCTTGACCAGTTCGCCGTACCTTGCCCGGTTGTCGATAACTCCCAGCTTTCGATAGTATTGATTCGTATCGGATACCCACACAGTACAACCGCCCCAGTTTGGATTCTTGCCCCACGTTCCTATCCATGCCTCATTATCTGCACTGGTCATTCTTGCGGGAGGTTGGAATATAATTGGTCTTTCGCAGTCGCCCGGTTCGGGATTGAAGTCGATGAGCGGTCGCTCGTTTTCGTGGACATTATATTCTTCCTTATCGTACACGCCTTTTGCCCGTGAAATTGCGGTGAATGTGATGATACCGTCTTTACCCTCGGTCACGCTGTCAATCATGGCCGGTTGTTTTTCGATTCCCATTGCCGGATCCGTTAACATGACGAGGTCGCCCGGCTCTAACCGACAGAACGCCCAATCTAACAGAAATGTATAACGGACTCTTTCATATTTGTTTTTCCGACACAGTTCCTCTGCCAGCTTAACCGCTCTTGTTTTCGTATATAAATAGTGAGCTTGCACTGTCGATGATTGACGAACCCCGAATTCTTTGATGTCGTCATTGTCTTGATAATTGACGATTTCTTTCTCATAAGAGTTCGCCCGGTTAAGAAATTCTACGGAAATTCTGTTGTAGATTTCCGATGAATCTTTTCGGCTGTAAGTAATGCACGCCCCGCCTGCTTGCGGTATAAAATCGTCGGGTGTCAGACTGTACTTTATTTTTTTATCCGGTTGCCATGTTCCGACGGCTCTGTCGGCTTTGGGAACGATTTTTAATTTATTGTTTGACCAAAAAACATAAGAATTTGTGATTTTAGCAATGTCGTTGATAACTTCCCGTGCTGCCTTTGCATCGAGCTTGTCTGACGGTGTAGAAATGAGCATATCGGCTTCTTTGCAGTATTTTCTGAAATTGTCCAGTCCCTCTATTTCGACGTCTTTTAAGCCGATTTTGCTGAGTATATAGAGAATGTAGTCCGCCGGATTAACGTCGATTCCGTCGCCTGTTTCAGTGAGCTTGCCCTTGACCTCGAGATTGTAAGTCGGCAGTGACCCGCCGTTCCCTAAATCGATAACGCCTGCCATATAAGCAAGTCCGGAATAGGGCATCGCCTTGTTAGGGTGTTTCCCGACTACATATGACCACGGCTGTTGGTCTTGCGTTCCCTTGAATAAGGTCAGCCCCAAATCACCGTTCGGGTACTGGTAGACGTTCTTGTCTTTCCACATCTTGCCAATGCCAGCAATCGGACCTTCACAGATTGCCAATATGACCGCCACGGTGTATGTATAGGTAATCGTGGTCATTCTACCACCGCCACCCTTGCCTGTTTTCTGACTTTCACGGTGTTCGTGAGCGGTAAAATCGTCGTAATAGATGATGTTGGGAGCGATTCTTGTAGTCCCGAGTATTTCCGGAACAGTCGAGCCGTATTCTGCCGTCGTTACCGTGAAGTTGGATATTTTATTTTCACGAATGGTCGTATTATGACCCCTAAAAAACCCCATTATCCCCTCCTGAATCTGTAAACGCCGTAAAAGCGGCTCTGTCCTGTCTTTGTCAGAAACATCACATCGTCTGTTCCGGTCATAATCACGCCGTGGTCTACCAACGCATGAATGACTTGATGATTTCCGATGTAGACTGCCCCGTGTGAAACACATCTACCGAATTTATACAATATAAAATCCCCCGGTTGGATTTCTTCCGGCGGAATTTTTGCACAATATCTTTCCACGATTTTTAAGAACCATTCCTCGGAATGGTGCAAGTGCCATTCGTTGGAATATGCGGGAATCTTGATTTCCCCCTCTTTGATGTAATCGGCGCCCTCTAAACAAGCTATCAGGAGCATGCCGCAGTCAATGCCTCTGCCTTTGACCTTTGCTTGATTGATGTGAGGTGTTCCGAGCCATGTGTAGGCCTCTTTAACGATAGGATTCATAGCAGCACCTCTTTCAGTGGGACGAAAGGTGCGATGACCGATGCCGAATCTTCTGTGGAGCTTGATGTCACCTGTCCGCCGGAAGATGCATAAGTCCCCTGCGGATAAAATCGCCGTCTTGGAAACTCCTGCGAAAGTCCTTGTACTTTACTTTTTACGGTCAGTTTCATCATCAGTCCGCCGCATGACTTGACCTCGGTAATTCCCGAGAAAATCCCGACAACTCCGATAACTTCATTTTTCAGTCCGAAAAAACAACGGGACATAGAGAGGCTTGCCCTGTCTAAAATTCCGTCATGACAAGCCTTAAAAAATGGAGTGTCCCCTATACAATCATTTTTATCTGCATAAATAGTCACGGTCAGCGTGTCCACCGTCACTTCGCCGTAAGTTTTTGTTTGTGTACGTTTCAAAATTGGTGATCCGTGGTTTTTCGGACAACGGTATATATGCCCGTTCACTTCCACGTCTATATCAGTATCTGTATAGTAATAGCGGCTTCCGTTTAGAAGCGTCAATTCATACAAATCACACGACTGGATTTCCCGGACTTTGTGCAAATGCGCTGCGAGCGCTGTCGATACGTTTTTCATCGTTCCTCCTAATCCGTGACCAGTTTGAGTGTTTTTGATTTATTGAAATTCAAAAATACGTTTTGTATCCCTTGTTTGTCGCCACCAAAGCGCACCCTAAAATAATAAGTATAGGATGCTTTGACGACGGAATCGGCCGGCGGAGCGGTATTAAAAATAATAGCGCCCCTGCTAACCGTATAATCGGTACCTGCCACCGGTTTTCCGTTGAGTGTAACAGATACATCTTCCACATATTCGGCCGGTTCGGCAAATCCACCGAATTTCATCACGCATTGGTATTCTCCGGGACGGAGAAGAGGAAGGCGAACCTCTTTTTCCTCGTGATCTTCCGGATCGAGAAAATAAAACGGCTCGTATTCCCCCTTTACCAGTGCAATAAAACCTAATAATTCATTCGCCTGCTTGTGCGTTAAATAATTAAACTTTGTTGAGATAACCCACTTTGGGAAGTGTCGGTTTGTCATGGTGCGTGTCATCCCAGACCCTGCACTTTTTACTACCGTTTCCCACATCTGTGTTTTTTCGGAGTTATATGCAAATGTCCGGATGTCCGGAAACTTTTTTAAACCCATTACCACACCCCCGCTGCTGATTTGAAATCTCTATCTTCGTCAAATAATTTCTGCTTGATAACGTCCATGCCGCCGCGATCCATGAAATCGGAGAACGAGGATGCATCTACTGTGGATATGTTTAATATCACCTGTCCGCCTCCGGCTCCTGTGGCCGCCACGCCTTCCCCTATGGCATTAAACGTCTTTTCATTGAACGGCACGACTGCCTCTTTGTACTTTCCTTCACCAATGAGCGCCACCGTCGGACTGTCCACCATACCGCCGTTAGCAAAAGCGGGCAGTGAGACTGCACTCGCCGCTTGATAGGCTGCTGCCCCTGCTGTAGCACTGGCGCCCCATGTGGCTAATGATTTCTGCAATGCTAATTCTTTTATAATCGGAAGTTGAGCCGCCGCACTGGCTGTTGCCTTCGCCGCTTCCGCTGCCGCCAGCTTATCTCCGAAGAGCGATTGTTTCAGTCTCGCGGTTATCCAGTTAGAAATGTAATCGCTGACCGTTTTGAGCAGTGTTTTCCCTAAATCCTGAAAAGCCTTTTGTACAGATACCGTTCCTTGCAACAGGCCACTCAGGCTCGATTGTAATTGACTAAATCCTTGATTCTGCATTTGGAACAACATTTCGTCCATACTGAAATATGAATCCATGACCGCTTGTTGGTATTCCGCCATCATTTCTTTTTTTAGTTCATATTGCTCTGTTTGTGCCACGTATTCGCTGTCCAGCGCCGTTTGGAGCGCCTCGAAGTCCTGCGTCCTCATGGCGTCTTTGATTGCCTGCTCCTTGTCGGCTTGTGTCAGTGCGAGCACTTCCAGCTCTTTGTTCATCCGCTCCCGGTCTGCGATGATTTCATCGTTGGCCATTTTTTCGAAGCTAATTCTGTTCTGTGCGTCCAAACTATAAGCAATGCCTCTTTCATTCAGTGCATCGACAAAAACGCTTTGGTCCCGTGCCGACATGGCCGCATATTCCTGCGATAAACCGTCCCATTTGTCTTTTATCTCGTTTACGGCTTTTTCGTGGTCTGATACCAGTTTTTCCGTAGGCGAGATGTTTCCTTGTGAATCGGTCTTTAGCATGGATAACTGGTGTGCGCCGGATAAATCACGGATCTTGTTCTGCAAGTCGCGGACACGGCCCTCTTCCTCTGCGATGGCTTCTTCTCGCTTCTTTGCATACATCTCCATTATCATCTGCCGGTCTTGCTCGTAGTTCGTGTTGACGGCCTTGGATTTTTCGAGTTCTTCCAGCTCTTTTTCCCGCCACCGGTCCGCGAGGTCGACCTTGCTTTGGAACATGCCGGCCCATTCGTCTGTTATGGAATCGTGCAGCCGTTTTGCTTCATTCAGCGCGGCCTCGGTATTTCCGCCGCCACCGCCACCTTTACCGCCGGAAGCCGCGGGACCTGCGCTTTCATCCTCAGCTGATGTTCCGGTGATATCTCCGAATGCCTTGTTAGCCAAATTTTCTGTGCTGTTGACGAATTCTTGTGCTGTATCGGCGCTGATTTCTGATATTTTTTCGATTTCCGAGTAGTCAAATTTGAAAACTTGTCCGAGTTTGGATCCGACTTTGTTAATCGCGCCAATCAGCGTATTAATCATGGAAATAATCCCATTGATTGCCCATGTCGTCGTGTGAACGATTGATGTCCAAACTGCGGATAAAGTGGCCTTTAATCCGTTAGCGGCGATACTGCTTGCTGCAAATGCGGCGGCCAGTGCCGCCAGTAATGCAATAACGATGCCTATCGGATTCATCATCATGACGCCATTTAGTATGCTTTGTGCCACCGTTTGCGCCTTTGTTTTTATCGTAGCAAGGCTTGTCAGCGCCGTCATCGTCCTTGTTGCCGCGTTGTAGATGGCCGTTCTGCTTAAAGAAATGGCCATAACGGCATTATACGCAACAGTTGCCGACTTTAGTGCCGATTTAACGGCCTTTTGCGCTATCTCCGAAGCGGTTAATAGCTTTTCTTGTGCCGTTAGAAGTGCGGTTTTTATCGTTAGTCCGCTTATTCCGGCGGACAGCAATGCTGTATAAACGGCGTATCCTGCCATTGCGGCAGTCGCCGCCATCATCACCGGAGGAATAGCAGAGAAAGCGGCCTGAATGCCCCGGGCCGCTCCAACAACAACGGCTCTTAGTCCGCCCCATGCTCCTTTAATTCCTGCGAGTATTGCATATGTGAACGTAGCGAACCCTTGAAGTGCGGCTTGTGCCGCTTCAATTCCGGCGGAAAATTCATCTGACTGTGTGATACTCCCTAACATGGATAAAACCGGTTCGAATGCTTTTATAGCCGTATTGCTGAGTAACTGCATAGAATCTGCAAAAGTCATCGGTATACTGTTAAATTTTTCATTCGTCTCTTCCGCTGTCGTGACTAACGCATTTTTGATAACTTCCGCTGTAATTGCGCCTTCCGAGGACAATTCTCTTAGTTTCCCGACTGGAACGCCCATTTCTTGAGCAATCGCTTGTGCGAGCATAGGAGCATTTTCCATTATTGAACGGAATTCGTCGCCTTGTAGCCTCCCGGAGGCCATTGCCTGTGTCAACTGGTACATTCCGGCGGTCTGCTCTTGAATGGAAGCGCCGCCGATTTTGAATTGCTTGTTCAGCTGTTCAGCGAAGAAAATCATTTCTTCATTGCTTTCGAATGCTTCCCCTGCCAGAGTGCCGAGTTTTGCCACGGTGTCGGCCATGTCGTAATATGAACCTCTTGCTCGGTTAGCCGACGCATATATCATGTCGAGCAATGCCTTGTTGCTTTGCATGCCGTCATTCATGATGGAAATCCGGCTGCTTATTAGCGTGTATTGGTCTGACATTTCCGCCAGCTTACCGGATGCAATGCCCACAGCTGTTCCTATGGCTGCAATGCCGGCTGCCGCCGCTGTTGCTGCAACCGGTATTTTTCCGAGTGATTTGGAAACAATACCGCCGAGCTTTGTTCCCATCACGTCCTCAACTTTTGTGCTGACCGTATCAATGGCCGACTCCAAATTTTTGGCATCGCCGGTGATTCTAACCTTGATCGTGCTTTCTGCCATCAATTTCACCCCCTTCTTCTTGCCACTCGCGAATAAATAATTCTTCTTCTCTTTCTTTGTCCTCCGGTGTCGGAGGATATAAAACTTTCATAACATCACTTACTTTGATTCGATTGCTTTCCTTCGGTATGTGAATATTCGTCATCATCGTAGAAAAAAAGGCCGTCTTGGCGTCCCACTCCCTTGTCCTTAGCTCATATCCCTCTACAAGCTTTTCGAATTCTAAAAGTGTCAATTTTTCAAATTCCCACGGGAGTAATTGTAAAACGCTGTAGGCCAGTTTTTCCGCGTGATGAACCCATTCAAAAATAGAGGACGGAGCCTTTCCGCCCTCTATCCGTTTTTTGGGAGTTCTTCCCCTTCCGGCTTTTCTTCCGGGAACGCATCATAGTATGCACCCTTTCCCAGCAGTCCGCTTGCGATAATTGCTTCGAGAACCGGTTTCACAAAATCGTTGTAGCTGTAAGTTCCTTCGTCGAGGAGCCTCTGCATTTCAATGGCGTACCATTGCGGTGTCCGTCTTTTGACGTGCTGCATACCGATAGAAAAAGCGGTCGTCAGTTCGACCAGTCCGATTCCGGCGGCGAGAATATTTACTGTCGGCCGTTTCAGTGCCGATTCGAGTTCCATCAATCGAGAAATATTAAAACTGATGCTTTCGCCCTCACCGAATAAATCACAGGGAATTCTTTTCATTGATTTCCCCTCCTATTACACTTTCTTGCGTTCCGACAACGGACCTGCTCCGGACAGCGTGCCTTTGTAAGTTGCGACGTCGTCATGCGGTGCGGATACGGACATTTCTGTGATGGACGCCCAGCCGGTGACGTATGATTTATCCGCATACTCGAATTTGAGGTTTACCAGCTGGTCCGCAAGGAATGCGTCTTCAAGCGCTTTCATGCCTTCATCGTTGGTCATGATGAGTGTATCCAAATCAATGGACCATTCTTTTAAGCCCTGAAGTGTCGTTTTCCAACCTCCGCTGTCCTTGTTGGATGCGTCGATGGTATCCGCTTTTCGGGATAAATCGCCGCCACGCTGACCACCGAGTTTTGTCCATTCTGCGCCCGTGTCCTCATCGGTCCCGGTGTTGATGTAAATAAAATAATTTTTGCCTACTGTTGCTAATTTTGCATTTTCTTTCGGTGCTAATGCCTTTTTCGGAGTAACTCCGCCTGTTTGTCCCATTACCAAATGCCTCCTGTTTCATCTAAACAATAAATTCTGGCTTCTATTGTGTATAAAGTCCCGTACAATGGCCGGTAACTCTCGTCGCTCGCCCTTTTCTCCCGGACTGAAATATCCAATATCTGCCATATATCATCAAAAATACATAAATTTTCATCGAGTTCGCCGATGGAATGACGGAAGTCGGAAAGGACACCTTCCACCTCCGCCTCCAAATCTGCGAGCTTCTTATATCCGTCGGTCAGCTCCCCGGAATCCTCTTTTATCCACGTTTCGAGATACAAAGTAACGAGTAATTCCTGTTGGACGTCGCTGTGTCCCTGTTCTTCATTTCCTCGTGAAATAATCAGAGTTCCTTCGCTGCCGAAGTCTGCCTGCGTGACAATTTCAGACCCTAAATAAACCGGATGCTTTGTCACGTTTTCCGATAGCTGTTTTTTCAAATGAGAAAGTAATCCGTACCACATGTCTACCCCCTATGAATCGCCACTTCTCGGTAATTCTTATATGGTGTATCTTCTTTTTCGATGCTTCCGTTGCCTCTTGTTAAATCGGCCGCTGTTACCGTCTTTTCGAGAGTGCGGATTCTTTCTTCATAATATGCGAGCTTTCTTCCGTAATAGTCCGGATCCTCCGCTCCGGTTCTTCGTCCGAATGGTGCGTTGAGTCCGTACGATTTCATCACGCAGACCTCCCGGTATGCGTATAGCTGGAGCAGCTGTTCGACAATAAAACTTTCTTGGACCGCCGCGAAGTCTACGCCGAGTCTTGCTGCAAAAAAAGACAGCCATGATAGTGCCTTCTTCGCGATTTCTACGGTAACCCCCGGTCCGAGTAATTCGTCATTTCCACGTAAAAGTCCGACTAAGTCCGCCGCGCTGTACATTGGCCGCCACCTCCTTCAGTGCCTTTCCGGTGTATTCCTTGAATATTTGATTGATGTCCTCTCTTTTTGCTCTCAACGCATCAAATAAGAACTGATCCTTTTTCGTCCCCGGATGGTGAACGAATTTAGTAAAAATAAACTCTTTGCCCTTTGGGAACCGGAGCGCCTTCTTCTTTTTTGGGAAGATTTCATGCGGTTTCGTTCCCTGATGAACGAAAGGTCCGTACTCTGCTTTCGCCGTATTTAGGAAAACTTCTCCCGACAATGCACCCGTGAAAGAAAACCGCGTATCAATGGACCTCTCTAAGCTCCCGGTGCGTGCGTGGAAAGCGTGATGTTGCCGCGCTTCTTCCTGAATTTCCGTGATGGATTCCTTGATGGCCAGTCGGATGTGTTTGTCAAAAATATCTCCTGACCCGCTCATTTTTCATCTTCCGGCTTTTTTGCGCCCCTGCGTTTCGGCTTTTTGATCTCTTCTGTCTCCGGCTCTGTATCCACTTCGGTTTCTGTATCCACTTCGGTTTCTGTTTCCGGTTCTGTTTCTGTTTCTGTTCCCGGTTCTGTTTCTGTTCCCGGTTCTGTTTCTTCTACTGTATATCCGTGTTCACGAAACCATGAAAGCAGATAGGTGTCAGCTGTTTCGCCGACACCATCTACAAAAATCACGGAAGCAGTTTCGCCGTTATATTTCTTGTTCGGAGCAATGATTTTTGCCATAGCTATCTCCTTTATTTTACTTTGATATTTCTGAGTACCGCAGCCGCCTTCGTTGCTTTCAGCGCTACGGCAGCCACCATTTCTACCTCACCCGGTTTTACGGCGCCGGCTGTCTTGAAGTCCGGGAGCCATGTCTGAACAGGAGCTACGCCCGCCATTGATACGGCGTGGAAACCGTCGAGTCCAAAACGAACCGCATACAGGGACGTGGTGTTTTCGGTTTCTTTAATCGGAACAACGGGATCGTTGGATCCTGATTTCGCACCTAAATTAACCAGCGGGATTCCGTTATAAGTGAATACGGAACGTCCCACGGAGTCTTTTGTTTCCGTGTATGCGGCCGCACGTCTTAATGCGGACAGGAATTTCACATACAATGCTCCGTTCATCAGCAGTGCCGACGGCGTGCCGTCCATTTCTGCTAATGTTTCATCGAGGCTGTCAAAGAATGCCATATAGTTTTTGCCTACAGCTTCGGAATTGGACAAATCGATAGCTGTTCCCGGCTTGTTTTCTGTGGATGAACCTGTCAGTGCTTTTTCCAGTCCGTCAAATGCTTTGTTATTTGTTCCGGTGTCGCCGTTGATGACGGTGTCGTTCCAAAGTGCCGATGCCGCTTTGATTTTCTGCTGCATTTGGAATGTGACTTCATCAACAATACCGCCCATGTTGGCAATAACGCGGTCAATTTTGAAAGAACCACCGAAGATTGCCAGATTGACCGATTTCTGTTCTTTATCGACTTCCTGCGGTGCATATTCCTCATTCACAAGACGGAAATCTGCTTTCCCCTGCGTTTTCACGCGATTGTACGAATAAGTCAGTGTTGCTCCGCCGCCTACCGGTGAAACTGCATCGTCAAATTGGATATGCTCCCACATATAATTGCTTTTGATGAATTCGTCAATCACGCCTGCTTGGAGTGCGTCCTGTACATTTAATTTTGCCTGTTCCAATGTAACTGCCATGTTTTTTACCTCTTTCTTTTTAAATAATTTACTTTTCCAGTGCTGCCGCTACGGCCTCTCCGAGACCTTGTACCTGCGGCCTTCCGTTTCCTCCGATTCCACCGCTCCCCGGATTCTGTGTATTCTTTACTGCCCATGTATTGGACTTTAACCATCCGGCGGCGCCTTCCTCGATGGAGACTTCTTCATTTTTGGCATTTGTGAATTTGTAACTGCCGTCCTCTTCCGCCTTGATAGAACCTACCAAGATTTTTGCAATTTCGGCGGGATTCGCCGCATTGCCTTTCGTAAGAGCCGACACAGTCTGCTGCATAATGTCTGCTTGCACCCGTTTAGCCTGCTCTTCCTTTCGTGCTTTTTCAGCTGTTTCATATTTCTCTTTGAGTTCGTCCAGCTGTCTCTGCATCTTTTCGGCGGCGCTTTGGTCCCCTGTACCTTTCGCCGTGAGTTCTTCTACCTTTGCCGTGAGTTCGGCAATCTTCGCGTCAGCTTCGTTTTTAGAAGTGCGGAATTTTGCGGATTCTCCGTTCAGGCGTGAGATTTCCGTTTTAACGGTAGAAACCATTTCCGCCCCGTTTTCCAACTTGCTTAACGCTTCATACAATTCTGCCAATGTCATAATAAGTACCTCCTGTGTACTGTGTACTAACGGGCTCCTGTCCCAATAAAAAAGACCGTTCTTTAACGCCTGCGGACGGGCTCCTGTCCCGCGGAAAGGCAATAAAAAAGCACCCTTTCGAGTGCCTTTTACCTAAAATCTTTCGGTGAATTTAACTTTTCGGTTAAGATACATACGTGATTTTTTCTATCTCATCATCTGTTATCGTAAATGGCGGTTCTTCTGTCTCTTCGACATTTCCCGTTTCCACAAGATAACACCCTTTAATTGAATCATCGAGTATAACTACTTTACGCCCATCTTTTAGCAAAACACAATCAAGCTCTTTTGGCATCATCTTTCTACATTTCCCTTCTTTTCAGGTTTCAAGTATGCTGAGGTTAGTCGCGGATATTCATCACGTGCGCCTTGCTTCCAACCGGTTACCATTAATCTTTTCTTGCCTTGTAGATCTACCACGAAAAATCTTGCCTGGAATGTTCGGCCGTGTTCGTTGGCTTTTCTTTCCACGATATCGGCGGTAGAAATACTTTTACGGATTAATTCGTCAAGTTCTCTGCTATTTTCTTGAGTATACCCCAAATATTTTTCAAAGGCAACTGCTTTCGGCCCGCCTGTCTCATGTGCTTTATTGAGACAATAATTTGTCAGCTTGTTTTCAGGGATAACCAATTTCTCGGGATTCTTGAATTCATTAGGAGCCGAAAGCATAATTCTGCTTTTCATTTTCTCGCCGCTGTATCCGCGTGCTTTTTCTGTCCAGTTTCCCCGTTTCAGGACTTCGAGCCTGCCGTGTACGCCGAGCAGTCTTTCTTGGTCGTGCTTACTGAGTTTTTTTATGTACGCCATTCCGCCTTTGTTGATTTGCTCTTTTCCCTCGCCTTGTAGAAGTCTTGACCCTTCCATGACCGGTCTTAAATGGCACATGCAATTGGGATGAGCCGGGAGCCTCGGCACTTTGTCTTTAGGGAATATCCCCTTTCCCATTCCGTATAAATCAGCGTTTGCGTACAAATCGCATATGTCGTAGCACGGATGTCCTGTCGACAGTTTCCATTGGAACGCCACGCAGTCCTCGTCATTCTCCCACTTGGCCATCGCTCCGTCCCCGTAAGCTCTCGCAAGTTCCGTTCTTGCTATTCTTCTTGCAAAATATCTTGTGCGTTCCTGCGTTGCTACATAGACGGCTTTGTTTATCTTCTTTTCATTCCCTGTTTCTATTGCTTCTTTGACCTTCCTGTAAGCAATTTTCATGCCCTGCACGTTCACTCTTTTGAGTTGTCTTTCTACGTCTCTTAGTGTTTTTCGGAATTCCCGTCCTTTATAATCGGTAAGTCTTCCTATTTCCGCTAATTTTTTCATGAATTCAGGGATATCCTGCGTGGGAAGCACATGTCCATAACCGTATCCGTCAAAAAGAGCCAGTGCTGTCTTTTGCACTGACTTTCCTTTTTTAATTGCCTCTTCTATGATACTTGCCGCCTGTTTGGTAACTGTTTTTCCGCCTTTTGTCGTTCGCTTAGATAGTGTTAAGTTGTCCGGAGACCACACCAGTGATAAGGCGTCGTGAATTGCAGTCGGAGATATTTCTTTTCCCATACCGCGTTTCATTTCTTCTCCCAATTGCTTTTGGAGTTCTTTTTCCAGTGTTTTCATGACCGGATATTTTTTATAAGCTTCGTTTACCGCTTGCCGTGCTGTTTTGCCGTTTTGCAGAAGACGCTTTATTTCTGCCTCAAAAGCCCTAATCGTCTTGTCGGTTTTCGTCAGAATCATTGTTTATTTCCTCGTCCCCGTATGCCCTGTCTTGTACTCCACCTGTGATAGCTTCCGAAACCTCCTCGATGATTTTATCGTAAGTTTCCGGCGGAATATTCGGCATGTAGGCCTCGAGTACTCGTTTTAAAACTTCCTGTTTGTATGCCACGCTTTCAAAGCCCAGTTCGAGAGCTGCCGTCGCGTTGGAGAGTGAATCGACAACATCGTTGATTTTGAAGTCTCTCGGATATTCACAATTGTAATTCACTTTTTCGCCGGACCACTTCTCGAATAAGGAAATAATCGCTTCGTCGGCGTTCTCGCAGCGGACTGCGAAGTCGGCCAGTTTTTTGTTTGTCTTTTCAAAATCCCACTGCTTCGCCACTCCGGACTTTGTCTGGTCGCTTCTTACGCCAATCACCGAATCCAGTCCGGACATGCGGAACATTTCTTTTATAATCCTATCCATTTGGTTCGTTAGCATTTCCGCCGGTGTTGCCGGAGGTGCGATGAAGTCGGGAGTATGCGATGCATCCGATGGGAAAACGAGAGCATTATTTGTACCGACCGTCACTTCGCCACTCCCATCGTCCGGCATGGTTAGAATGCTGAATGCCTGGTCCCTTAGCATTTGAGTGTGCCAACTGCAGAGTTGGTATAGAAAATAGTTGGCCTGCGCCACGGAAAGGTATTCCGACGGCGGTTTAATGATTTTTTTATCCGTGTTTCTTGCCAGCCACTGTGCCACCGGGACACTCCCGATATTGTGCGTGCCTGTGATTTTCCCGTCCCCGCTTCCGACAGACCAGGTGTCTTGTGTCCAAGTGTAGACTTCGGATATTTTTGAATTCGCGCCGTTCTGAATCTCTTCTCTGTACTGAAACATGACTAATCGCCCGTATTTATCTATCTTCCAGTCGATGATTTGTTCCGGAACAACTAATTTCAAAAACGGCAGGTCTCTGTTCTCGATAGCATCACCCAGTATTTCCTTTTTTTCGTTGCTGTTATCGACCACAACGTACACAGCCCCGTAAAGTTTCGCCTGCAAGGCCGCTGATTTGCAAAAGTCCTGATAATCTGTTCCCGTACGGTCGCAGTCGTCTAAAAATCGCTGAAACATATCGGAGTCGTTGTACTCTCTCTTGATATCATTTTTGAATATCGGATCCACCGCCGCATTTACGATTGGTCCTGTGTAATTGAGATAATATGCGAGCCCCTGTCTGTCCATGTAGTTCGGCATTTCCTCGCGCGGATGGCGTCTGAGCCCCTTCCCACCCTCAAAAAGTCCGATTCCGTAGTAGGCGTCTGTTAATAATTTGAACCTATCCATTTTTCCCCCTCATCAATATAAACCGCTTCGAACGGCTTTTATTTTAAACCTTGCAGGCATCACGCTTTCCAGTCCGTATCTGGCGGCGTCTATTGCGTGATTGTTTTTGTCTGGATACGCCGATATGTACTGCCCGTCTCTCGTTTGTTCGTACTCGTATGTCACAAATTCGCGATATGCGTTCGGGCAGCGGTTCTTGTCTATGTAAATATTATTTAGACCCTGCAACCATTTAATTCCAAAATCAACGCTGTCTGGTCCCTTTTTTGCTGCGATAACTTTTAATCCCAGCTCGTTCAGTTCTCTGATAGACTTAGGCTCGGCGCTATCTGCCCGGATAAGGGCCGCGTCTGTTATTTTTTCCTTTATCTTTCCGGCGGCCTGCCTATTTGTCAGTTTCGGACGGTAGATTTCGTCAAAAATATATAGGTTTTCCCGTTTTTTGTCATAGTACATTGCGACAAATGATAACGGATCCACGGCAAACCCGAAATCGAGTCCGTAATATCTTTTGTCAAACTGGCCGATGTCCGCTTCCGTCATGGCTATTTCTTTTACATTTTCAAAAACAGCGCCGCCGGTCCCCGTGATTTCTCCGATGTATTCGTGCCGGTAGGCTGTTTCATTTTTTCTTTTGAGTTTTTCCGCTTCATATATGAATTGTCGGCCGAGCCAGTCCGGATTGACCTCTAAATAATTAGAAACATGAATCAATCGGTCCGGCTCGTCAGTCATCATTTCCTCATTGACCCAGTTTTGTGCCGATTTTGGCGGATTGTATGACGAAAAGCACCAAAACTTCGAGCCGCCGCGCATAAGTGACTGATTCAAATTGCGGATTTCTTCCATACCGCTAAACTGGTCTAATTCCTCATACCACACAATACCAACATACCCAAACGGTAATTTTATTGATTTAATTTTCGCTTTATCATCGACACCAAAGAATAAAATCTTTTGCCCGGTGGCTTTCCTTGTAATTTCCATCGGACTGATGGTCATCTTCCATTTATCCGATAAATGGAGCGTGTCCAGCGCCCATTCCATTTGTGAGTAAACGGAATTTCGCAAGGTGTTACCGACTTTTCGCATGATAACGGCGTGGCACTCCGGATTTTGCATAAGTAGCAATAGTATTTCCAGTGAAATATATGACGATTTTGTGCTGCCGCGCCCGCCGGCTAATACATAATGCGTGTGCCGGTTCTTCTTCACATCTTGATGGACAGAAAAGAACGGCGGTGCAATCTGATTCGAGAGTTTAATTTGTATCATCGATAATTTGCACCCCATCTTCCATTTCGTTTAATTTGTCTTTCGTTTCCCGGTAGGATTCGATGTCGGAGACTCTTGCCTTTCGCTCTAATCCTGCCCCTTCCACCAAATACTGCAACAGAAGTTTTGGATATAACTCTTTTGTTTTCAGCTCTTTTAATGCTTCGATGGCTTTTTTCTGAACAAGCAGTCCAATTTGTGCCTGCTGCTGATTCATTTTTTTGATGGCTTCGCAGGCACTTTTGAAAGCCTCTTTTTCCAATGCATTGTCGTAGGCACGACTTCTTTCTACCCAGTCCCATTTACTACACCACCCGGTGATAAGAGTGCCGGATCTGCCCAACGCCTTAGCAACTTTCATGCAAGACCTTTTTGTTCCCATCTTGTAGTACATTTTAAAAGCTTCATAGGCCTGCTCAGATTCGCCCTTTTGTCTGTACCACTTTCCTTCTGTTTCTCTCTGTCTTGCCAATCAGGTCACCCCCTTTACAAGGTGGTCCCCGCTTCTTCCAAGACCCGGGAAAGCTCAATCAACTCTCCGTTTCTTTCCACCTTTACATTTTCATCTCCGGTCTCTCGTATATACCTCCGGACTATTACATCAACATATCTCGGATCCAGTTCCATAAGTCTTGCTTCTCTCTCCAGTTTTTCGCAAGCCATGATTGTCGTTCCGCTGCCACCAAAGCTGTCGAGAACAACGTCCCCTTCTTTACTGCTATTCTGTATCAGATAAGCAAATAGTTTTACCGGTTTCATTGTCGGATGCTCGCCGTTTCTCTGCGGTTTATCCATATCAATAACCGTTGTTTGCTTTCTGTCCGAATACCAATTATGAGATGCCCCCGGCTTCCAACCATACAAGCAGTTGTGTGTGATAATTCCGTCTGCTATGTAATGCCCACACTTTTCCACAGATAAAGAGTAGACCTTTTCATGCGTTTCCTCGTATGTGACATCACTAATGGCTATCCAGTCAAAATTTGGACTATCCGCATGATTATCCCTTGGAATCGGAAGTTGCATCAATCCAGGGATTAAGTTGCAAGCATTAATCTTGGCAGTAACCCTTGTACTAAACCTTTCCCCACCGTTTTCTTTTGTAATTAACGGATAATCGAAATCACGTCCGTAATCTTTCAAAAGGGATATAGCCCGTTTTTTCATTTCTCTTAAATCAAATGCTTCATAGATTTGAGAAATTTGTTCTTTAGTTCTCTGTGCTTTTGTAAACCTGTCTGTTTCCCAGACTGTATATGGAATTCCATATTTAGCGGACAGTATCTGTTCCGCCACCTGAGCCTGTATTTTGTCCTCATACATTCCGATAAGCCATACTGCATCCCCCTTCTCCTGGTGAATTCTTGTCTTTAAACCGAATTGTCTTGAATCGTAAGCTCTTGCCTGTCCCACTCTCCACCAATCACCACGCTTCATAACATAAGTGCAGTATTTCTGTTTACACCTTGAATTAAATCGTACAGAAAATTTATGATTGTTTGTTGCTTTCGTACACCTGCCTGCCACATTCACAGAGTACATAAACCCAGTATAGTCACGGCTTGCAGTTTTTACTTCATATCCACCATTTTTATATCCTTTAACCTGTCCACTGTAAGTATCAAAGGTGATTACACGATCCCCATCTTTTAACTTCTCAATTGCAACAGGACCATTCACAGTTTCTACCATAGTTCCGGCAGGCTGACACGGTTCATGTTTCCATTGATAATCCTGTCGTCCGAGAACCATTGCATTTTTGTTCCAAATCAAACATTCCCGGACATCCCATCCGACGTCTTTACAGGAGCCGCGGAAATTATATCCCTCACTGTCTGCATGCCATATATAAAAAGCAGATCCCGGTTTCATATTCCCGTCAGCGGCTGCGAATGAATCAATCAAAAACTGACGGAAATCTCCGTCAGCCATTTCGTCATTTTCTATTGTCAGGGCATCTTTTGTTTTACCGGTATAGCTCACATTATACGGAGGATCTGTAACATACAAGTCTGCCCGCTTTCCACCCATAAGTCTGTTTACTTCTTCCTCTTTCGTGCTGTCTCCGCAAAGAAGTCTGTGTTTTCCGAGTATCCACAAATCCCCGATTCTTGAGAATACGTTGGTTTCAGGCTCGGGAACTTCGTCCTCTTCTATATCATCAGAGGTCACCTGCTCCCCTATCATGTCAAGCAGAGACTCTTCATCAAACCCGGTCAGGTCCATATCGAAATCGTCTATACTGTCCAACTCACGGAGCAGGTCCGATAGTTTTTCATCGTCCATTTCCGCTAATTCTGCGATTCGGTTATCGGCAATCAGGTCCGCATGCTCTTCTTCCTCACTTGCATAGTCTTGATATTCTACCGGAGCATATTCAAGTCCCGCTTTGATGGCCGCCAATCTTCTCCCGTGACCCTTTGTGATAAGTCCGCTTCGCTTGCTTACCGTAATCGGCGCTCTCCATCCGGTTTTCTTTATAATTTTGCCGAGGAGCTCTAACTGATCTGCGCCATGCATGTTGGGATTTTCAGGATTCGGTTTTAAACTTGATACATTTACGATGTCATCAAATCTGCAAAATACCAATGCGCCATCCGGTGCGGTTTGTCTCGGTTCTGCCGTCGTTTTATACTCGGACATTTTATAATCCTTTCCTGGTAACAAAAAAAGCACTCCGCCGAGTGCTTTTGATTCCCTAATTCGTAACTTTCACACATACACTATATCACATTTCCATAGTGGCTTTTAGTGGCGTATTTTCTAAATCGTGCAGTGCGCTCCCGTGTAATCTGTATATCCATCGCAGATTTAGGTGCATCTGCACTGATATTTTTTCCCACCGCTGATTTAGGATGTACCGCCGATATAGTACCGTCCACCGGTCGTGGTCCTTTTCGGTGTTAATTAGAACTTCTGCCTTTTCCTGAAGTGCCATGAGTTTTACAAACTCCCGCATCAATTCCGCTCTTTTTGATTCGAGCCGGGAAACCACTTCGTCGAGCGATTTCGTGCTGTTCGATTGGATTTTGTCTCCTATTTGCGGAGATTTGAGGGATATCACTTCCATTTCAATCTCCGCCAGCCGTTCCTTGCAGGCCTCCACTCGGGAGTGCTGCCGGCGCACGTCATTCAGAAATTCCTTGACCGTCATCTTGCCTCCTAAATGTAAATCTCGAGTATCGTGCCGATATGCTGAGGATCTACAAAGTAGCTGTCATCTTCTCTCGTGCGTTCCCAGTCCGTTACGACGGCGGTAACGATTCTATCTGCATATTTCCTCGGTATCGTTGACTTAACGGTGTACTCTTCTTGCAGCACCACATCATACCGGTCCTCGCTTTCATCCACAATTCTGATGATTTCTCCGTTGACCAGTTTCAAAAACTCAGATAATACAATCTCTCTCATAATTTATTCCTTCCATGTACATAAACGTTTCCCGTTTTCTTGTCTACAATCGTTACCGTCCCGGATAGCCTATAGCCCGCCACCCTTAGCATGGCGAGCATTGCTGCAAACACCCGATAGGATTTCATTGCTTGGTTCTTCCGTCTGGCTTCCCGTGCCTCCGCTTTGAATATAGCCGCCACGCTGTCAAATGTCGGATCGCCGTGAAAGTAGACGCTTCTTTTCATCCCTTCGGCCATCATTCCGCCTCCTCTTTCTCTATCATGTGGTTAATGTACCATTGAGCTTTTTTGAGGTCTTGTGTTCCGCCTTTTTCTTTCCACCGGTATAAATATTTAATCGCATTCGCCGTGCATACCGCCTCTATTCCAGTCAGGTTCTCCGTTGCCGCTGCAATGCAGTCGATGCATTCGACCAGTCCCTTGTTGTAGTGTGGCGGCCTGTTTATCATGTCTGTTATCATGCTTTCACCTGCTCCACGTCGTCAACTAAATATCCGTAATCTCTTAAATTATGTTTATCAAGCCAGTTCTGTATAACTTTATTTATATTATGTTCCAGTTCTTCTCTCTGCTTATCTGTGACATCTTCAAGAAAATCATTGTAATATTCGTCGTAAATGTATACTGCGTCACTTACTAAATCCTCAATGATATTATCAATATCCGCTTTCGGCTCAGGTCTTATTAGCCTTCCGACATAGAAACACATGAATGAATCGTCCATTGAATAATTCCCAAAAGACGCAGAATTATGTGATTTAGCATTTATGAGCTCCTTCCGTCCGACATCAATCGCTTCTTCTTTGCTGTGGTACGTGTCGCAAAAATTAAAACGATCTTCGTTAAGTCCCAATACCCATTCTTCTCCTTGTTTCATATTTCCTCCAGCTCTATTTCAATTCTCGGATTCTCCCGGTCAACGAATACCTCGTCGCTCGCGATGTGCAGATATCGAGGACTGTCATTTTTTAGAATTTTTATTTCTTGCAGCGCGTCTAATAAAAATTTCAGTCCCGACTTCACGTTATCCTCGTCCCTCCTTTGGTTCGGCTCGTAGAACCATATCCGCATATTGACTTTTTCCTGAAATTCCGTTCCTCTTTTCTGCGGCAGAAGCTGTGCCATGATGTCCTGCTGTGTTTTCTGCTTCAGTTTGTTGCCCATGTAGAAATTTCTTCGGTTTGCTCCTATGATTTCATTCATTGCCGGGAGCCGCCCCTTGTATACAAGTTTCAGTTTTTTCATTTCGCCTTTCTTAACTTCTCCATTTTTTCTAACAATTTATCCTTCCTCTTTAATGCCTCTTCTTCAGTTCTAAATATGTTGCCAACTGCTAACATTCCATAGTCTATACTGCTGCCTATCCATGTACTTTGTAAGGCTCTAAAATTTATACTCTTGATTTCGTCATATTCTATCCCCAAGAAAAAATAATCTTCTCCGCACTCGGGAGCAAAAGGCTTTCTTTTGAATTGGTACCTGTGAAATTTACAGACAATATCTTTCCAAACCCCCGATTTGTAAAACTCACCGTTTATTAAATGAGAAAACCCTCTTACTTCAAATCGGCATATCCACTTTTTTTCTCCGTTTTCATAGACGTCAAATTCATCGCCTATTAAAACGCCAATTTCTTCTCTCAACACCGTTAAAATTTTTTGTTCAAGTGTGTCTGCTTTTGTTTCCTCGTTTACTTCTTCTTCCGTTTCTTCGATTTCTTCTAAGCATACTTTTTCTACATAAAAACAATGCCCGCCTTTTCCACCCCATCTGCCCTTGCCACCGCCTACGTAATCATCAAACTCTACTCCAATAGAATGGGGGCCACTGTTATCTTTTACCGTTCCGGTCATTCCGTTTATAATTTTGTTTGTGGTCGTTGTGACTAATTTTTCAGAAACAACTCTTACCCTGTCACCGATTTTTAACTTCATTTCTTTTCCTCGCTTTCCTTTCAATTAAAATGGTATGTCGTCCTGGTCGTAGTCTTTCTTCGGCACTTCTCCCGGCTCGTATTCCGTCTGACCGAAGTCCGTAAATTTTGTGACCGGTTTCGCTGTTTCCTTGCGCCCTATCGGTCTTGCGATGACGCTTGCGACGACCTCTGTGAAGTAGCGCGTTTCATCATTTTTCTCGTAGCTCCGTGTGGAATATCTGCCCTCTGCGTACACATAATCGCCTTTTTGCAGCTCGTTCCCTGCTGCCTCCGCGAGCTTGCCCCATGCGACCACATTCACCCATTCAGTCTGCTGCCTTTCTTCTCCCTGCGGAGTGGTGTATTTTCGGTTTACCGCCACGGATAGCTTTGCCGTCGTTTTCCCGCCGTTCGTTACTTTGATTTCCGGGTCCTTGCCGAGATTTCCCATAACCTGCACTCTGTTCATTTTCATTTGCCTCCTGTTATTTGCAATTTCTCACTGATTTTCTGTGTAATTTCTTTGACTCTTCCGTCGGCCAGTAGCGTTTCTATCCGGCTTCTCTTTCCGGCGGCGTTCGCTTTTCCTTCGTACATTTTTAGAAACTGCCCGCGGATCACATCTTCCTCTGTTCCGGCAGTCATGGAAAACAGCGTGTCCAGTCCGATAGCTCTTGCCACTTCTTCTGCGATTCGGTCTTTCCACCGGTAGTTTTTCGCCTCGTATGGTCCGATTTTTGTGATGACGTGCCTGACCTCGCCCCATGCGTCCGCCCCGGTCAGTTCCTCTTTGCCCTGCGATTGATTGATGATTTTCTCGCAAAGTCCGCATATTTTGCCCACCGGCGGCGCGTATCCGGATTCGCTCGTCCGAATGAGTTCTCCGATGGCCTTGGATACTACTACGCCGGGATATTGCCCTAAAAGCTTGCAGTAAACCGCCATCTGCTTATCCGTAAAAGTCGGATATACTGTCTGCATGATTGCCAGTGATTTTTCCGTCAGCTTGTCCATCAAAATGGCATCTCCTCCATTTCTCTGTCCAGTACCTGCATCGACCTTTCCAGTGATTCCCGGACCGTTTCATTTTGCCTGTCCCGTTTGCTGTCACGAATGGGATAAAAGCCTTTCCAGGAATGTTCGATGCCTTGATTTACGATTTCCAGTGCCTTGAGCTCGCTACCGCCTGATAACTTATGCAGGCTTTTGAGCGCCATCTTGGCTGCCCGGATTCCAAATACCTCTTTTCTCTTTTTTGCCATTTCGTTTCTCATGGCAATCCACCCCTGGAGTGCTTCCGCTAATTCTGCATTGCTTCCTGCAAACGAGGCTATAAGCTCACTCCATTCTGGAGATAGAATCTTTTTGCTCTCTCTCTCCTTCCCCTTAAGGGGGGTAGGGGGGTATTTATATATTGTTTCTTTGTTTCCTTGTTCCCTTGTTGTATTTGTTCTTTTATGGGCATGTGAGTTCAATGTTAGTGCCTTGTTAGTGCCTTGTTGATGGCTTGTTAGTTCAATGTTACTTTCCATGTTAGTTTCATAATCCTTATATTGATATCTCCCCCAATTGACTATTGTTATCAAACTTCCTCGCCTTGTTACTTCCCGTGTTAGAAATCCGAGTTTTTCAAAGCGGTCAATTCCTGTTCTCACGTTCTGCATTGACACTCCTTTGCCGGTCAATTTTTTTATTTCTGAATATGAGGTTATAAATTGACCGGGATTTAGTGTTACGATATCGCCATAAATATCGTATTTTTGCTCTTTCCACCGTGCCATAAAAAGTAGCGTAATAAATATGACTTTTTGTTCCGGTGTGCTATTAAACCATATCGGATCATCTTTGGTTTTTCGCCATAAGCATATAAATCCCTTATCTTCCATAGCCGTCACCATTGAGCGCCCGCTTGAATGGCTCTCTTGCGAGAATCAATGAGGATATCCGGCTTGTTTGGGCATTATAATATGCCCGGATTTCCGTTTTGTCGGCCGGTAGGTAATATCCCCCACCCATTTCCATATGAGAACATATCAGGATGCCGCTTCTTCTTTCTTTTTCTATTTCTGCTCTCATGCTGCGGTCGGACAGGCCGGTGAGAGCGGCGAGCGCTTTGCGGCCCACCGCGTTCTCTTTTCCGACTGCGTGCATGGATTTTAATATTTCATGCACCATTCCTTCCACCTCACGCTTTCTTTACTTCCCCGGTTTCTGGATCTGTATATAAATCGCCGGGCATCGGGATTTCTTCATAGTCTGCGTTCTCCTCCGGCTTGGTCGTTTCCGCATCAATGGTGACCGTTTCGTCTGGTAAATCCGCCATGTTCTCTGATATCCCGGATTTGATGGTTTCGTCCGCAGTTACCGCCCGGACAAAATCCGATTTCAGCGGTGCGAATTTCAGGAGCCGCTTCACTAATGTTTTTTTGGCCATTGCATCAAAGTCGCTCTGCCACGGTCCGGTGCCGTATGTTTTGGATTTCTTCTTGGCGAATGCCTCGACGTCCTCTCTACTCATAACCTCGAATCCGACGCCGCCGTTCGTTAACTTGAATACCGCGTAGTATAAAATAACGTTGCCTCTATCTTTTAGCGCCGGTATGTGCCGGAGTTTCGGTTCGAGTCCCAGTTCATATTCGAAGGTGTCGTTCTCATAAACCTCGTGCGCTTGAATGTTCTGTACTTCGCCGGATCTATATGCGAGGTCTATCATGCCCCGATAGCCGAGCTGAAATTGTACTTCCATGACCCCTTTGTTCCGGTATGGTATCAGGTATGCTTGACCAAGCGGCGTGTTCGGTTCTACACCGAGCTGGGCCGCTTGCATCATCGACCCAAGGAAGGACTCGGCTGTACATTCTTGCAGTTTCTCGTTCCGGCTGTAGGCCGTCAGTGCAATTCGTGTAAACCGTTCCGGTGTTATGACTGACGGAAGTGCTTTTTCTATCTGTGTATGCATTCTTTTTAAAAGGTCACCCATTGCTTTTACCGGTGATACTTCGTTTTTCTTTTCTACTATTGCATTTTTTAATCCACCCTTGATGTTCATTTTTATGCCTCCATAATTTTCAAACTCATATAATGTATCCACCGCAGATTCGGTCTGCCTGCGGCTGTGTGTCCGTATTTCACAAGGACCGACTCGTTTATGATGTCTGCCACCTCGCCGATAGCTGGCGGCGCGTTCAGTCCCACTTGACATTTAACTTTTGCCCCGATTTTCAGGGATTTGAATTCTTCGTTATCCATATCAATAAATCCGCAGCCGTCTGGTGGCTTCCCTGACGGTTATAAATCCTTTCTCTTTCAGTCTTTCGTACTCATTCATGTCTTGTTTTTTAATATCCGATAGCTTGATTGATTCGCTTGCCTTTGGTGCTTTCCAGGTGGCTTTTCTCTTTCCGCCCGCCGGATCGTACCAAATCCCGACCTCGTTCGTTTGCAGCAGATCCATCATCTTGTTTCTGACGAGGGACTCTTTTTCCTTGAGCTCGTCCAGCTGTCCGGTTATGTCGTCATATTCTTTGAAAAGGTCGCCCGCCTCTTTGGGGAGTTCCGTTTCCGAATCCCCGACCGCATCCTTGTATTTGAATTGCAGTGCGTCAGCGCAGCTCTTGCTGGCGTCGATGTCCGGCGCCGTTTTTGTTTCCACCAAATGCCAGAATTCTTTCTCCTTTTCGACGAGCGCCTTGATGTCCTCTTCGTTGCGCTCTATGGTTTTCCAAATGAACCGCTGTCCGCCGATTAGAGCGGCTATGTACCATCTGTCCGCGCCGCTAACTGCCATGTAATGCAGGCATTGGCAATAATAGCTGTCCGGGATTTCGTCTTCGTCCCATAATTTGCCGGAGAAAAAACCCGCCGTCTTGATTTCAAGGCCGGCGTTCTCGCCGACTACCCATCGGTCGATGTTCGCAATCATGAACGGGTATTCTGTGCTTTGCATGGTCCCTTTCCTTTGGACCTTCTTCCCAGTTTCGTCGGTATACCATTGTGCGATAACCGGTTCTAAGTACACCCCGGCTTTCACGGCTTCCTTCTCGCTGATATCTTCCGGTTCCTTTGCCCCGGTCTTTTCAAGCCATAATTCATATGGTTTTTTATATGGATTCAATCCGAGAATCGTTCCGGCGTCGGATCCTCCGATTCCTTGATTCCTTACGGCTAACCATTTATTTCTATCTTCGCCTTGTTTTGCGGTGAGTATGATTTTGTATGCCATGTTTCTCACCTCAGCCGTTTTATCTGCCCAAAAATGTCGTACATCATAGCTTCCGTGCTGTCGAATTTTACATCTGCGACTCGTTTTTCGCCGGAGAGAAAAGTGACTGTCACAATTTCTTTTTCTTGGCTATACTCCATATCAATGACCCCGCAGTCGGTATAGCTGAGTGCCTTTGTCAAGTGAATCAGGGCATTTCTTTTGTTCTCTACGTCCCTTTCCATTAACATTTTCATGTATTCTTCGTTATTCATTCTGTTCTCCTGCTTCGCACGACCTAAAAGGTCATCTAGTGACACACCTAAGGTATCAGCCATTTTTATCAGCACCTCATATTTGGGTTCACGATCAGAATTTTCATAATTTACATATGTTGAATATTGAATACCTAGTAAATTAGCAAATTCTTTAGCCGACTTAAAGCCCATTTTTTCACGATATTTCTTTAAATTTTCAGAGAAACTCATATTTACCTCCTTGTGGTATAATGGAGGCGGAAACGTGTTCTATTTTTCCGCCTGCCGATTGACAATTGCCGTTGTCAATCGGTTTTTTACATTTCATGAAGATCGCCGCCATACCATGTATAGATCCGCATTCCTTTTTTGGACTGTGCAAATCCCCACTCGCATAAACAGCCGCGGCTGTTCTCCCAATCTCCGGTGAGTATCAAGTGGTCGCACCGGTCAAGTAATGTGAGGCAATCGACCATGTGCGTTGTGTATTCGTCCGGTCTGCTGCTGTATTCCTCATATTCAAATATAGACAGCGGACTCAGGAGTATCATGCATGGATATTTTTCATGGATTTTCTTGATGATTTTGGTGACCTCTTCTTTATTTCTGCCAAGTCCGCCGTATGGATGGGCCACATAGGCCACGCCATCAGTCAAATTCATTGATTTCGTGCCTCCCTCACTCTTATAATCACGATTCTTCCAGGCTGTAATTGTCCTGGATCCTCGATTCTGTTATCTCGCATGGCCTGCCACACCAATTTGCGCAGGTCTTCCCGGTCGGTGGCGATTTCGCTGCAGATATTCCACAGCGTGTCGCCCTCTGCGACTTCTTTCCTGTATTCGATTAGCTCGTTCGGACCGGCTGTTAAGTAGTCCTTGACGAGGCTCCCGTTAACCGCCAGCCCCGCTGACAGCGTGATTCCCATAAACAGGGCAGCTCCGGTCATCATCTTGTTCATGTGTAATCTCCTTTCTACATAGATTTACTATCCACTGGGCAAGCATGCACTCGTGGTACTCCGCTTCCGGACCCGCCGGCATATAGGTGACTTCTATTTCCGGCAGTCGGTCCGATGTAATCGGTCGCATTTTTTCACCTCACTTTCTTCTGTTTCTCTTCTTGACTTTTTTCATCAGGAGTAAACTCTAAAATGTCCGATATTTGACATTGCAGGTAATTGCAAACTTTATTTAACGTTTCAATATCAATCTGTCTGGTTCTCCGGTAATACAGATTTGTAATCGTGGTTCTTGAAAGACCTGTATCTTTTGCCATCTGCGTAATTTTTATTAACCGGTCCCCCATAATCCTTGACAATTTATTGCTTATCATGATTCCCTCTTCTTTAAATAATTTTGACACTATTTGTGACAAAATTATTTAAAAAAAATTGACTCGACGGTCTTCCCATAATAATTGGCAATTTTCTTTTTAATCTTATCTCTAGGGATACGAACACCCAACTCATATGACGTTAACGTTGACGGAGCAACCCCAAGTAAATCGGCAACACTAGCAATAGTCATCATCTTCTTTTTTCTTAAGCTTCTGAGTTGTTTTCCAATTTGCTTACCGTTAGACATACACATCCACCTCTTTTCTTGCCCTTGCCACAACAATCGGCTAAACAAATCATACCACTTGTCACTTTTTGTGTCAACAACTAGTCACGTTTTGCGACTTCACAAAATGTGATATAATACACACAGGGAGGTTAATGCTATGGCTACATTTGCAGATAGAATAAAACAATTACGTCAAGAGAAGAATTTGACGCAGGCAGAACTATCCGACATATTAAATATTGGAAGAAGTGCCTTAGCAATGTATGAGCTGGGAAAACGCGTCCCAAAATATAAAACAATAGACAGGTTCGCTGACTTCTTTAATGTCAGTACAGATTATTTAAGAGGTAAGACGGCATCAAGGCATGGAACAATATTGTCTACAAAGCAACAAGAAGAGATGTTTTCCAAAATTAAACTTGCAGCCAAGAAAGATGGATACCCCATTCCAGATTTCATCCATACACTTCCGGAATTTTCTGCTTTTATTGAAAAATTAGAATTGGAAGATATTATTAAGTCACAACGAAAAACGATTGATAAGCTATTAGAGTTGAATGAGCAACTAAAGAAACAGCAACCCAATTCAACCCCGAGCAACCACACTGAACGTGGAATAGAGTCAGATCTCGAAGACATGCTGAACTCTATTTCATCGACTGCCTATGATGGCAATATTGAAGACATGGAGGCATTTAAGGCGACTATCAAATCCGCCATGATACAGGCAAAGAGAATTACAAAGAAAAAGTATAATCCTAAAAAAATACCGGAGGGATAAGTAATTATAGATATTTGAAAGTGTAATAATTAAATTCAAATATCGCAGTATTTAAGATAAATCTGTTATTTATTGGCGAGGTGCAATCATGGGACTTAGATTTACAAAACGAATCAAAATTATGCCCGGTTTATCCCTTAATTTAGGGAAGAAAAACATCAGTATGAGCGTTGGAACAAGAGGTGCAAAGTTCACCACCGGAACCGCCGGAACAAGAGCCACTGTAGGAATACCGGGAACAGGAATGTTCTATTCTGAAAAATTAAATAAAAAGACTCAGCCATCACAGCAGTCAAATGCCCCGAGATATAACTCCCCAGGTCATGTGCGATTCAGCGATCCCGAGCTTAATTATGCGGTGGATTTCCTAAGAGAGCTCCCCGATGAATACCAAATGTCGGTTATTCAAAAATATGAACAAAGCAAAAAACAAACCTTAATAGCTTATATCACATGGCCCCTTGGTCTCCATTATCTTTACCTTATGAAACCAATAGCGCTAATAATTTATTGGATTACCGGATGGGGATTTGGCATATGGGCATTAATAGATCTTATAAGAATGCCCGGATTAGTTAAAGAATGCAACAGAAAAAAACTTATTAAAATTGTAAAAGAATCTGCATTTTTATAAAAATAAATCGTTTGAAATCGTTTGTGTCAATTTTTATTCAAGTTTATTTTTCCCTCGAAAATCCCCCTATTTTATTGAAAGATTTATTCAATCATCCTATTATGGAGTATAAATTATGGATTTCAAAGACCCTCAAAACAAAAAGCAGCTGCAGAAAAATATAACTGCACTTATGAAAGAGTATTCCGACAAGTTAATTGCTATGTCAGAAAGCAATGATTATAAAAAATCAGCTCTTCTTTATTATTGGCTCCAAGATTATAAAAATATGTTAAATAGGGAAAATAAATTTTCCCCGAAATTTATGAAAAAATATTCCTGTGGAGATATCATAAACGTAAACTTCGGATTCCGCCCAGGTGCAGAAGAAGGCGGGCTCCATTATGCAGTTGTTTTAGATAATAACCCGCGTTCATCTGGGGTTGTCGCTGTGCTCCCGTTGCGATCAAGGAAAGAAAAAGATACTGTATTAAGACCGTTTGAGGTCGATTTAGGAGAAGTTCTATTTTCTCGTGTCGCCGCAAAAACGAATACTCTTATAGAAGAATATAAAATGATGGATATTGAATATAATTTGCGGCATGAAAAATTTAATAAAGCTTTTGATAATTTATCAGACCAATTAAAACAATTAAAAGAAGAGCAATTAAACGACGCAGACCGTGATTTAAAAATAATTCCTTTGGAAACTAAGCTTTCTATTTTATCAAAAGAAAACAAAATTTTGAATTCTCAGATTTCAGCATTAGAATTAAAACGAGAACAGCTTAATAAGCATATCTCCGCATTTGATAAAATGAGAAAAGGTAGTATAGCATTAATTTCACAAATAACAACAATCAGTAAAATGAGAATTATGGATCCGGTAAAGGAAACGAGTGTCCTGACAGGAATATCACTTCCTGAGCAAGCAATGAAAAAGATTTACGATAAACTTATTCCATTCATTTCCGGAAAAATCATCAGATAACCGTATAAAATATTTGACAACAAGAAAATATATCTCTATAATGAAGATACTCAGGAGGCTAAGACCTCCCTACAATTAGTACTGTGTGGCTTTAGCCACCTACACGAAAAAACCTCGTATCTTCATTGATGCGAGGTTTTTCGTTTATTTAACCATATAAAAACCGCCATCATACTCGCAATATGACGACGGTTTTCTGAAGCAGTACTGCTAATATACTCTTCAGAATGGTAATATTACCCCCAAGGGCTGATTACTCTCGGAGCTGATTACTCCTATATTATATCACAATCAGCTCTTGTTGTAGAAAGGAGCTGTTTTATTATGCTTAGAGCTGCTTTATATGGCAGGTTTTCCTCGGATAATCAAAGAGAAGAATCTATCATGGCACAATTCCGTGATAGTGAGGAATACTGCAAAAAGAAGAATTATTGTATTGTCGCCCGGTATGCCGATGAAGCAAAGTCCGGGACCACCACCGTTGGCCGGGACCGGTACAATCAAATGCTCGATGATGCCCGGCGCGGCCTGTTCGATGTCATTGTATTTCATAAAGTCGATAGAAACGCACGAAATGAATTCGACTATTACATGACGAAGCACAAATTGCAGCAAATCGGCGTCCGGTATGAATATTCGAAGCAGGATCTCGACGCCACGACCCCCGAGGGACAAATGATGGAGTCTATGCTCGTCGGCATGGCTGCTTACTATTCGCGGAATCTGTCCAATGAAATAAAAAAAGGCCTGCGGGAGAATGTCCTGCAGGGCAAGCACGCCGGCGGTCCTGTCCCTTATGGCTTTTTGACTGATGAAAATAAAAAATACGTTATCAATGAAAAAGAGGCCCCGGCTGTCCGGATGATATTCAATCTCTATGTAGCCGGTGTCCACTATGGGACGATCCGGAAAAAATTATTTGATGCAGGGTATCGCAACCGAGCCGGCCGGGAGTTCACCACCGCCGGTATTTATGAAATTCTCCGTAATAGAAAGTATGTCGGGGACCTATACTTGGGAAAAACGCTATTCCGGAAAGGAAGGAGAAATTCCCACCGAACGAGCGATGATGTCCAGTATTATGAAAACGTGATACCTGCAATTATACCGAGAAGTCTTTTTATGGAGGTGCAAGCAAAAATGGATAGAAACAAAAGAAGAACCGGTGCCGGGAACGCAAAAACCGTATATGCGCTATCCGGTCTCATATTCTGCGGACGATGCGGCTACGCAATGGTCGCTCACTCGACTAAAAACAGCCGGGGAGTAAAAAATTACTATTACCGCTGCCCGAAGGGCCGGCTTGTCGGCGAGGAAAAATGCCCTCAGAAGTTCGTGAACCGGGACAAAATCGAATCTGCCGTCTATAATCTGATTCGCGACACCTTTACTTCTCCCGACGCGCACGCCCGGATAAAAGAAGTCATATCAAAAAATAAAATAAAAATAAATCCCGAGGACTACGCTGAGCAAATAAAAAGACTCAAGCAGCAAGAAGCCGCCGACGTCAGAAGCCTGGATCGTCTTTATGATATTTATATGGCCGAGCAGGAAGATGAGTTCACTATTTCAAAAATGAAAAAATTAAAAGAGGGGATCCTGCGGCTCCGGAATCAAATTGAGGAATTGGAAACCCGGCAGAAAATCGTGCAAGAAGAGAAGTTCGATATCGACCGAGTTATCGATACCTTCCAAAAGCAGCTCAAGCAAAAACAGAGTCCGGAATTTATTCAGACTCTGTTTCAGCTCGCCGTTAAATCGGTGACAATTTATCCCGATAAAATAAAAGTGGCGTTATTGGTGACCCAGGAGAGATTCGAACTCCCGACACCTTGA